CTATTGCATGCCTTTGAGTTTGCTGTTGGCTTTGAGCAGGTCTTGGAACCAGCCCAAGTTAGCGCCTTGAACTGGCTCTTGGGTTGCGATTATGCCCAGTCCTTTAGGAGCCTGCTTAGATGCAGTTGGCTTATTGCATGCGTCCTCTGCGTCTTCTGAGGATTCGCTGAGTTTCCGTGACATCTCGTTTAGTTTCTGAGTTAACGCCTTCTTAGTCGCCCGCTTGCCGACTTCAGCGTCTATCTCGGCGATTTTGGTTTTTATGCCCTCGATTTCAGCGTCAGACGCCGTCTCGATTTGTTTGTTGAGGCTCTGCATCTGATCCATAAGCTCCTGATAAGTCAAGTCGCCTGCTTTCTTTCCAGCAACCAAACTCGAATTTGGCTGTGTTTGAGCTTGAACAGACGAAGCATTTGCCTCACCCTCTGGGTGTGACATTTGCTTCACCTTATCGTCTTTGCTTTTGGTTTTGTTTTCAGGTTCTTGCAGGTCTCCCTTAGAACCCACATCTTTGTTACCTCTCGATAACTGTGAAAGAGCCATAGCCGCAGCAAAACCCACAGGGTGAAAAGCGGTGTTCTTGTAGGCTGGGCTGGCCACTATGCTGAGTTCGCGGACTCGGGGTTTGTGGACAATCTCCCAGGCGCCAGAGCACAGATGCGTTAAGATGCCTTCTATGCGGGTCTGCTTGCCGCAGACGCTGCATTCTGTGTCGTCGCTGTCCACCTGAACGCTAACGTGGTTAACGTAGCCTCGCAGTATTTTTGGAATGATTGAAGGTTCCCCAACTTCCGCTTGGAAGAAGACTTGGTTGCCGCTGCGAATAGCCTCAGGAACCTTACCGACGATGCTCAAAACGGATTCGGCGTGGTCAATTCTTAGCTGGGCACCTTTGAGCGATGCGGTGAAGAAGTCTAAATCCTCTGGCGGCACTTGCCACTTGTTAGCATTAACTGAAGTATCAATAGCCGTGCCCTCGATTGGCAAAATGCCCTCTTTGAGCGCTAGGTCTGTGTTTATGCCTTCGGCTGCCTTGAAGGGCACATAATACTTCAGTTGAAAAGTCATGTTCTCACTCGTAAATTTGTTTTAGCTCACTTGTCTTCATCCATGCGTTGAGCAATCGGCGGCGCTTCTCGTTGAACGCTTGGTAATCAAGGAGGCTGGAAATCTCGGTTTTGAAGTGCTTATCTAGAAATGCCCTGGCTTCTTGCTGGCTCTTGAAGACGGCTTTGTCGAATAGGAATGCCTGAATTTCCCATCGTTGGCAGCCTCGGAAGCGGCAGAACATCACCTGCACACCCGCCGTTAAGAGCTTGAGTCTACTTCGTTCAAGCTCCCTGCTGCTTTCAAGCACAGTGAATTTTATGGTGTCTTGAGTTTCAGAAAAGCCAATCATTAGGTCAAATCACCTTAAGGATTTTTGATTGTTCTCCATTTTTCCAACTGATTTGCTCTTTCCAATTCGGTAATTAGGGAAATCTATTAGTACAACTTATGCGGAGATGTAAATGCAGTCTTTTATGAACAGATCAGAAGCGGTAGCTGTCCTGCACGAAATTTACGATTTATTAAAGGAATCTGTAACAATGAATCAGGTTTCCTTGGATGACAAGTCTCAATTAGTTAAGAATGGCAACGGTTACGAGATTAAGATGCAATGCATATTCGACGAGGACTGCTGGGATGGAGTTAAGCCCATTTTGGAGAGACATGGGTTAGGAATGAGATTGGCGGATGGTTTTGTGATTATTTACTCTCTCTCTCTCTCTCTCTCTGCAAAATCGTAAGGTATTCGCTTAGCTTTCTCTTACCACAGTGCATTTGCAGTGGGGATGCATGTTTGGCATGAACATGTCATCGCTGACAAATTCGCCATAAGGAAACATTTCCAGCAGATCGTTGGGGTATTCCACTTCGTAGACTTCGCTGTCGAAGTCATCGCAGTTTTCGCATAGGTTAGGCGATGCTGGGTTTGTGTGATAACGCCAAACTGAGCGACTCGCGGCAAGAGTCTGCTCGAATGCTTTGAAGGCTCTAAACGCTGCAACAGCACACACGATGTTATGGGTTGAGTTCAGCGATGACGTAGGCTTTGCCCCCTGCCTGAATCATAGCCTTGCTCGGGGAGCTATACGGTTTTTTCTGTGCCTGATCCTGGCTTTGAGTAATGGTTGCTGGATCGTCAACGGTGCCAGGTAAATCAATAACCGGAATATCTTTCAAGTCCTTAGGCAGCGCTTCGGCAAACCCAAGTTGAGCTCTCGCTTCACTGCGGGCGATAATGTTTCTGCCCGCCAAGTCAGTGAGCAGTTTTGCTTTCTCTGCAAGGCTCGGCTCCCAAATGGGGCGCCACTTTATGTGTGGAATCTCTTTGCCCTCGCCGAATTTGGCGTCAACCAACTCTTTGAAGAGGCGAGTTTCGGTTGTATCCCCAAAATTCTCTTGCAGCATCCGCAGGCGGGAAACGTATTCTTGCATGACTATGTCGGCTGTGGCTCGGTTGGTGCCTTCGCTTTCGCCTAAGAAGATTTTGGGGACGCCCAATACGGCTTGCCGCTGGTCATGCAGGTACTTGATCCACCAGTCAACGTTGATTTGGCGAGTCATGCTCTGCATGCTGCTAACGTCGATATCGCCCCTAACAACCACATCTGTGGCAGGTCCACGCTTAGCAAAGGTTTCTTGAAGGGCTTCTCGCTGCGGGTCAGTGAAGGGACGTTCGGGCGTGCCTGCCTTGATTACTAACATTGGTTTGGTATATACGGCCATGATGGTTGCCATGTCCCGTTGGAAACTGTCGATGTAAGCTTGAATCAATAGCAATGGACGCAGCAAGCTAGTGCCATAGCTGTATTCATACCACCAGCTTTTCGCTCCGTACTTGTAGTGGACGATGTCTTGGGCTGGGAAAGCTACAGGCGGAAACGTCAGTAGCTGGATGTAGCCGAAGACGTTGCCATACTGATCTCTTCTCACTCTGATGTGAACTGGGTCTAAGCTTTTAAGCCACCAATCCTCAGGCGGCGTCAAAACGTTGCCTTTCTCATCTTTGTCTCGGCAAATCTCAAACTCGCCATTCCCAAACACCAATTCGTCAGTTAGCGTGATTCTTGCGGTCAAAAGGAAATCGTGCTCATCAAGCCAGTCGGAGAGCCATTGCCGAATTTCTGGTGTGCTGCCTTCAAGCTCGAAGCCGTTGCTTAGGGTTAGGTTGACTGTTACGTCGATACTGGCTTTAATGTAGGGCGTGAAATTGTAGAGGTCTTTGTATTTCGGCAAGTCCTCAACGGGGGTTGCGCCCCAGATGCGATCCCAAAACGCCGTGTAAGGCGGCGAGATGAAGCCTGCACCAGAAGCGCTGATTTTGAACTGGTTCATGTAGCCCCAGAGGACGTCGTCGTCTTTCCAGTTGTACGGAATCTCCTGCTGCGTCTGCTTTAGACTGACGTTTGCGGGGACTTCCCGATTTGCCAGCAAAGGGCTACTGCTAACAAGACTTCTGTGAGGCATAAACTAAAACCAACAAAGCTACTGTTTTTTCTCGAAGGTAACTTTCAACTCGCCCCAAACCACGTTCTTGGTTATGTCGACGTCATCCAAGTAGACATGCAAATCAGCAGCCTTGCAGTTCAACGCTAAACCTAACGCCTTTACTTGGGGCATGGTTTGGTCGGTTGCGGTTAGGATTGTTTCTTCAGTCATACAATCACCATTAAGTTAGTGAGGGACAAAGCCTGCGCCTATTCCCGGAGGAGGGGAACGCTTTAGTTGCCAAGCTGCCAGCGCCAATGCCACGACGCAGTCGTCATGATAGCCTTCAGGCGCTCCATACTGCACGTTGCCGCTAGCCGTGGTCTTGTAGCCATAGAGCTTTAGTTCGTTGATTAACTCGGGGATGTTGGGGATGGTTAGCTGCTGGTTCTCAATCATTATGCTCAAGTTTTCGATGAGGTCTTTTTTGGTTGCGTTGGTGAACTTGTAGCCTTCCGCTCTGACGTTTTCTCGGTAGAGTTCGTCGCAGACGGGGTCGCCGACTCCTGAGCTGTCAATGAGCAGGCGTGCGTCGTATCGTTGGGCAAGCTGAACGATGCGTTTGCGCTGGAAAACCCAGTCGAGTTCGCTGAAGCGGTCAAAAGCCACCAGATGACCGTCAGCATCGAGGACGCATAGGACTGTGAAGTCTTCGAGTTTTGCAAGGTCGGCGCCCATAACGTATTGCTTGAAGCGGTTAGGCGGCTCAAAGCTGCCTTTTACTATGCGGTCTACGCCTCGGAAAACGCTGCCAACGTCCTCAAGGAATTCGGCGAGGACCTCTTGGCGGTAAGCCAACTCAGGCATGTCCCTCGCGAAAGCGGCAATCTCTGCAGGGTCAAGATAGGGGTTGCTGGCAGAATGGAAGCTCCAGCTTTTATAATCCTTCTGTGAGGGGTCTTGTCCGCGTGTCCAGAGTTGGAAGTACCAGTTGTGTCCCCGTGGGGTGCCGGTGAAGAACGCGATACCTTTCTCATCCATCAACGCAGGCCTAAGCGCCAAAGTCCACGCTTCCTCAGCAATCTGCGCGCCCTCATCAACCCAAAGAACCTTGATGCCTTGGCTTCTTAGCGAGTCGGGGTTGTCGGCGCTCTTAAACCAGATATTCCGCTTGCCCTTCAGGAGCACATGGCGGTCGGCTCGGTGAATCTCCTCGATAAGCTCAGCGGGGCAGTAATTGAAGAATTCACTCCATTGCCGCTGCGTATGCCAATAAGTCGGAGCCACAGCAAAGCCGACGATGCCCTCATTTTCTCTGTCTTCGCCTTGCTGCCACATTTGTCTTATGAATTCGTTGGCGCCACAGACGGTTTTGCCCCAGCGTCTGCCGCAATTAAGCACTCGGAAGCGGGCGGGGCAATAGTGGAACTGGAGTTGCCCAGGGTGGGGCTTGTAGTGGATGAGTATTGTTTTTTGCATACTTCTGGGTCTTCCCATCGGATGCGAATTTCTTCGGTCGCTGTCTGCTCGGTTGGTTTAGCGCCGCTGAGCTCTGCGAGTTCAATGTTTATTTGGCGCATAAGATTCAAAGCCGCAATCCGTGCGCGGTCGCTCTTTGCTTGGCTGTACATGAAGCTGGCTTTTCGGTACAACTGAACGTGACAGTTCTTAGCCTTGAGCAAGGCATCGACAAAGTCTTGCAGGAGAGGCTGCCATGTAGCCCTGCGAGCCATCTCCCGATAGATTGTGGCTGGGTGACAGCTGAATTTCATGGATGTTTCTGCAACAATTTCCTTAAGGGTTAAGCCGTCTCCTTCGAGCTTTAGCTCAAAGAGGCGTCTTTCAAGCAGATTTTGATCCATAGATAATCACTTTTTTGCAGATTCTGCGAATTGTACATTTGAAAAATCTTAAAACCTAAACGCCTCATAGCAGAGAACGAGGTGACGAAATTGGGCAAAGGTGGAAAAGGCGGCGGAAAAGGAAACCCGAATTATCCCAGCACGACAGGCAATCCCTCGGGGAAGGGTCGCGGTAACACACCAAAGTAATTGGTTTGTTCCTCTTTTTCCTTTCCAACCTCTATCTTATGTTCCAACGGATTTTTCCCTTGGTATATACTTCAGCGAGACAGTTAAGCGTCCTCTACTATTCGATTTTACTAGTCCTTTGTTTATTCTTGTGTCGCCCCTTCCGTGGCTGCCATGTCCAACTCGCTTGATAACCCAGTTGCCCAAGTCGCCTCTAACCAGCTGAGGATTGCTTGTAACTAAGTAGAACGGCAGCTTCGTTTGGGAAGTATAAAGCTCAGCAATAAAGTTCAACAGGCGCTTGCCGATGCCTATGCCCTGATAATCAGGCAACACCACAAGACGACTAACACGATAATAATGCGACCTCATGCGGATATGAGCAACGGCGATGAACGCAACAGGCTTGAACTGGTACATGGCGACGTAGCATCGGACACCCGCCCCGAGTTTCCCGTTTAGATAATGGTATTGCCTAAAGGTTTGCCACATGGCAGCGCCGCACCGATAAACCGCGAGTTCAACGGGCGGCCGACTTCTTTTTTTCGGCTAAACTCCATAGTGTCAGTGCAGAAAACCCAATCTGGGTCTAACCAATCGATGACATCATAGTGGCATGTGACTGCGATAAATTTCTTAGTGGTTCGCCGAATGGCTTTGCTGATAGCGTAAGCGCTCACCTTGGCGATCTCTCGGTCGATGACGCTAGTGAACTCATCGAAGACTATAAGTGGCTGGTCTAAGCTTAGCGCCCTTGCGATGTCTACCCGCATCTTTTCGCCCTGGCTAAGCGCCTCGTAACTTTTGAGCCAATCCGGCGGGGAAGCAAATCCGACGCTGCAAAGGTTCTTGGTTATCTCGTTAACTTGCAGCCCCTCGGGAAAATCATCCAATATTGACTCATGCGTGTAAACAAAGGCTTTGATGTAGCTGTCAGGGAAAAGAGTTTTAGCGATGCTTGTCTTGCCGGTACCACTGCGACCGACGATAACACCGATTTGCCAGGGTTCAGCCTCGATTGGAAGCTGCCCAGTGAAGCGCTTCTCCATCTTGCAGTCAACAAGGGTAAAGCTGCCGATAACCGACTGAGCACGGAAACTAGCGGGTTTACTCCACGTTTTCACAAAGTCAAAATTCATATTGCATTTCCTTATGTGAACAGACGCCCTTATTGATACTGCGACCAAGATTGCAGTTAAAGCACATTACTTGGAACCCATTTGGATACTTACCATTTAGAGACAAGGAAGAATACGCAAAATACCAACGAATTTATCAAAGAGTTAGGATCCTGCACTTGTAGCCCTCACCTGTCAACTTATTGAAGACGGCTTCCTGATGCTGCTCGTCTTCGCATTCAACCACAACCTCAAAAGACGCATCGAAGGCAACGCCCTCTTCATCTCCGCTTAGAAGGCTCCCAAGCTTGTCATCCGAGAGCATAAGCAGGTATTTGAGGTCCTCTTCTCTGCCCGCTTGAATGATACGCTCATATTCCAGTTGATCAAGCTCTTTTTCATGTTTACCTTTGAGCTTATTTAGAACCTGCCTTAACAGTCGACGATCTACGTCCTCTACTGGCAGGCGAATAACCGAGACCTCTGTCATTCCGAGGGCTTGGGCTGCGGTATAGCGCTGTTCTCCATCTGCGATTAAGAGGTCCTTGTTTGTGATTATGGGTACGATAAAGCCCCATTTCTTAATGGATGCTTTGAGGCGCTCCAGCTGCTCTCTGCTCATCTTGTTAGGGTTTTCACCGTCAACTTTAAGCTCGCTTAGTTTTACGGTTTCAACGGGTGGAATAACAATCGACAT